CTCCTTTTATATTAATGGTGCTTGCATTGGATTGCCTAAATTAATCGGTGGGGGCTGGGCGCTGCCTCCCATAACCGCTCCCAGAGTCGGCGGACCTCCCGGTGCCGGCATCCCCGGCGGAGGTGCCATGGGAGCTCCCATAGGTGAAGGCCCTGGGGGAGCCTGAGGAGCCCCCATAGGGGGAGCCGCAGCGGGCGCACCGCCCCCCACGCCTGGTGCGGGAGCGGGGGCTGCGTTCCCCCCTCCGGGGGGCATGGGATTGCTCATCTGGTCAAGCTGGGAACGGACTTCAAAACTCTGCAGCTCTGCTTCAACATGTTTAAGCAGACCCATTTGAACTTTCCGTTTGGCCTTCAAAAACTCATCGGTAATCATCTGCTTACGATGGGTAAGTATATGCGATATGTCAGCTTCTTCATAGGGCTTGACTGTTTTCCCGGCCATCATTTCTATAAACTCGATGTAAGCCTGGGAGTTCTGTTCCATATCGTCGAGCTCCTGAACCTGCCCCATCGGGTCGGTTTTCCACTTGGCCCAGTTATCGTAGCGTTCCTGGGGGCGGTCCATATCCAGGTCCTTATATAAGTCTAAGGGGGAAATCATGCCCATCTTCGCCAAATTAAGAGCGATGGATTGGGCTCGACTTTTATCAAAAGGCAGGGTCGTGCCGCTTCGGACGTTGACCTGCATGCCCTCTTCAATAGAGGTTCTTGAAATAACGATGTGGTCGAACTCCCCGTCCCCGGCGTTATACACGAACCAGTGTTTATCGTCATAATGAACGCGCATCATTTGCACCAGGAAGTTGAAGTATTGTTTGGCGGCAGTTTCCACAGCCCGCACCAGGCGGTCCTGCCGTCCGGAGGCCTGGTTCTTAATCATTAAGGCTGCGCCTAAGGTCTGGTCCTTGCCGGCTTCGCTTTGGTTGTTGGTGCCGGAGAATTGCGCCGGCGTGCCGGTTAAACTGTGAAGCGTGGAGCGCAGGTCGGTTTTGTCTTCGACGACGTAGCCCGGTAGCATGTGGGCTTCAATTTGTTCTATATAATCTCCGATGGGTCGACCCTGGGTCTTTAAGACAATCTTCTGGTTGGGGTCGCCCGTCAGGTTCTCGGCATCATCAGAAGTTATACCTTCATCGGAAAAGGCCAGAAAACCGTTGGCGGTATCAGCGTTTTCCATAATCTGCCGGCCGCGCTTATTCAGGACGTCCTGCATGGAATAAGCCTGTTCGACCGGCGTGGTCTGGTCTATCCAGTGCGTTCCGTCGTTAAAGTAATTAAGTGGGATATAAGGTTTAATCGGGGCGTCAAGGAAGTTGTGTAAGCGTCCGCCGTCCTTGGAATACAGCCAGTTGGTGTCCTTGTACTGGTCCAACATCACATCGCGCATGTAACAAAAGACCATCTCCTGGGGGGCTTTGCCCCACTTATCATATATAGTGGCGTGCATTTCCCGCCACACGACCTCGGTGGACATTTGGCGCTTCGTGCCTTTCCGAATACTTAGCGTATCGAAAATCTCCTTGCGCTTATCGGGGTACATATAAACTAACTGCTCGACGGTGTCCTTATGTAGTTCGCAAATCCAGGTGGGGTTCTCGCCCATGCGGGCGTTCTTATCAATAATCACCCAATCGGCATTTAAGGCCGTGGGGACGACTTCGCCGTGCTGGCCGTAATCCGGGTCAAAGTATAACTTTATAATCCCGATTCGATTCACCAACACGTTATAGACCATCACCTCGAATAATTTGGAGATATTGAACTTGTCGGAATGAGCCTGGACGGCCTTCTGCAAATCCCTCGCCAGAATCTTGGACTTATCAGTTGCCTGGGCCGGCCAGACTTCCGCCCGGGGGGTGGAGGCGCAGGCGTAGGAGATGATGGCGTCAATGGCGATGTGCAATTCATTATCTATATATGGAACCTGGTAGCGGTAGAGTTTACTTATATCGATTTGTTTTCCCAGCACCATTTTGGTCGACTGAGCCCGGGCATAGCGTAAGTTATAGCCGTCCATGTCATTCCAGTAGCCGGTGGAGTCTTCAATGGTGTCGTTGAACGCTTTGATAAGGTCTTTGGGCGGGATGTTGGTCGTTAAACGTGGTAATAGGTCAATTTGGCCGTCCTGTTTGCGGATATTGTCGACGCGGTTGTCGGCATAGGGTGCTGCTATTTGCTCATAGTCCATATTTACAACATTTCAAAATTCCATTTATGCCTGCGCCCCTGGTAAATATGGATTTTTAATGACCTTTACACGCTCACAGTATCACCCGCGAAGCTAAATATCAAGGCGTTGTAGACCGTGCCGCACTTACGGCATTTGTGTCTCAGATACCCCACGTTGGGCATTTTTACCAGATGAACGGGAATTCCTGGGCTCGTGATTATGTAGGCCATTTGGCCCTTTACCTGCATTAACAAACTGCCGTCTTTTGTACAACGCCAATCTTCTATGGGGTCGTTGGGGTAATTATATATGTAAACCGTAATTTGACGTGGTATCACGTGTAGCGCCAGTCCCGTTCGGGATGCTTCATGTCCCGCCCGATTTTGTCCCAATTGACCGTGTACATATACTGGTCGTTTTCCACCATGTAACCTTTGGGCTTTTGACCCGGCAAGCGTTGATTCACAATCTTGCCGCCGCCGCCCGTCGATATAGTATATAAGACATGCGAGACGCCGTCGTAGGCGTGGTCTTCAGAGTGTTCGTTAATCTCTTCCGGGCGCGTATCGGAGTAGACGAGCATCGGAATCGTTCTAATGGCGTTGACGCAGGAGTCATGGAACTGTAAACGCGGTCGGCCGTCCGGGCTGTCACCGAGTAATTGGTGCATTAAAGCCTGGCGGTTTATCTTGTCGGTATGGGTCCTTGTGGGGGCCTGGAGCATCTGAACCCGTATCTTCAGCCGGTCAAAGACCTCCCGGAACTGGTCTACAATTGGTTTTGTTCCCCCAAGGTTGGAATAGGTATCATGGGGCATGGCCAGGTATTCAATCTTTTCGTTTCTCAGGAACATGCCGATTTCATAGGCCCAGTCCTCCGGCCGCTTCTGGTTAGCGTACAGCTCCCGATAGGTATAATAATGAATATTCCCGTCGCCATCTTCCGGCGTCACGGCCACCCAGTACACCGCCGTCGGGTCGTTGTAGCCCCAATCCAGCCCGGCATACAGCCTACAATCATTCAAATCGACCGGTAGTTTGGTAAAGACGTGCTTCCCCCTGCGCCATTCGGTAAAGACCTGGCCGGAGAAGATATTCCAATCACCTTCCAAAAGCGCCTTCTTTAGGTCCGGGTCAGCGATGGCTTCCAATACAGTTTTCTTATAGCGCTCCCGAAAAGCTTTAATGGGATGGTCGTCAATTAAAGCCGGCAGGAAGATTCGACTAAGTTCCGTTTCGGGGTCTATATATAAGACACCGGGTTTTATAATATCTATAAAGTAGGACTTGACCCAGCCATGCCCCACCCCTCCTGGGTTAGACGCCGCCATAATTCGAAGCAAACGGTCTTCCACAGAACGCACGCGGGTTTTCAGGTATTCGTATTCGTCCTGGGTAAAGTGCGTCAACTCGTCGAACATTAATAAGTGAATCTCGGCGCTCTGATAGCGGTATTGGTCGCCCGGGTTATCTAAATAGGCCAGCTGGATAAAGGAACCGTTATTGAAGGTAAACCTTCGTTGTTCGGAATTGTAGGGCATGTTCTTTAAATAAGCGGCGCACTGCTTCTGGATTTCCGGCAGAATCGAACTCCTTAGTTCGGGAACCGTCCGACGGAAGATATAAACATGGGTGCCGGCCTGCTCCAGTGCGCTCGTAACCGCCTCAGCACAAATCGCCGCCGTCTTTCCTGGCCCCGCCCCGCCGCCAAAGAACGTCTCATACGCCTCGGAAGCGTGAAACTTACTTTGTTTCTGGGAGGGTTTGTAATTGGGAACGAGGAGGTTGGGCATTACCCTCAGTGTACACCCATATCCGATTATGTTTTAGGTACTACATTATAAGTAAGCCTGAGACCGCGGGTCACTCAAAGGATACGGAGACAATGCCCCCGAGCCCCCACCGTTTTGCGAATAGTACTTAACCCTAGGGAAGTTTTTCAAACTGTAATGCTCCTCAATCTCAGCCTGAGTTTTGGTTTCAGCTGAATTTGCCCACTCATCAACGGGTTTAGGTACTACTTTCGCGACCGGCTCTTCACTAACCTGCCGGCTGGCAGCTTTACGACACGCCGCCGAGCAATACTTACTATCAGCACGCTTCGCGTGGTACATTTTCTGGCAAATTACGCACATTTTATCCATAAAAGCTCCCCTTATTTATATGTGACTATATTATATCACTAAGTGTGACTAAGTGTGACTCATGTCACGGGTAAAAGGTTCTATTTTGAGTAATTCCAAGCACGAGGAAACTAACGGTTTGAATACCTTACGATAGGATAGTATCTTAGCTCATTGGCTTTTCCTAACAGGGATACATATTGTGCGACGTGCCCTTTAGTCCTTAGAGCTGGCCTTGCTATCAACTTTCCTCTGTTGTGGGCGTGGTAGAGCGTTAGAGAACGTCACATTGACCTCTGTTTTATTACTTGCTGTATCCTGATAGCCGAACTTCGGTTGTTTAAGGCGAAAGATAGCCATAACAGGTCTATCTTTTTGACTGATAAGATAAGCCTCCTCCTTAGTCCGTCCCCACTCCAACAGGGGTTTAAGCTGCTCAATGCCATGCAAGTATTTGGGCGTTATGTGCCTGTTCATCGTCCGATACTGGCTACAAAACCCCTCGATATTCGGGTCATCATGCTCCGATATATATGTATCCAGTGCCGTCTTCAAGTGGCCTATCTGTTTAGGACTTAGCTTCTCCTGTAGTTCGTTCATCTTCCTTTAAGTATACATGAGCCTGCCCGCACATGTCATTGCCAACTTACAGCTCATCGTATAACGGCTGTGATAACCTAAGCGAAGTATATGGGTAGGGGATTGTAGGCTTGTGGTTTTATGTTCGTTATATTCCCCGTACAGCCGCCGGCAAATAGAGACAAGGCTGCTTCTTGGCGCAGTTGGGCTATGTAGCCGGTATAA